GTAAAACTGGTACTCATGCTGGTTATAAAACCATCAAACGTAGCTTCGTCTTTGCCACTCCCTGCCCCGTTGGGGCGCAAGCGCCACGTTTTCTTTTGACCAATGATCGAGCGAAGTTTGTCTTGCGGACGATTCCCCGCTGTGAGTGATGAATCAATGTTGTGAAACACCTTGAAACTAAAAGTGTTATCGCGCAAGCCTGGGATATACGTCCGTTGTCCCGTGCCGTACGAAGTTGTTTCTGCTTCGCCGACTGTCTCTTCCATTGAACCTTCATTGCTGTAAGTCGTAAACGCAAAGTAGGTTGATGGCCCAGTCACCAAATACTCTAGCGTGGTGTCCGTGCCGAGAAATTCTCCAGTTAATGCCATGTCTATTACTCCATTGCGTCAGTCGCATTGTCGGATACGACCTCAGCTACTCCCAAGCGCACCAATTCCGAAATCTCTTGTGGTGTGCGTTCAATCTCGAATTCCGTCCCAACCTCATACACTTCGCCGCTGTCCTTGTTTATCAGTCGCGCAAGCGCACGAAGCCGATACTGTTTTGATTCGCTCATGTCTCGATTGCCTCCCATGCAGCCTCAATCCCGCTATAGATGCCGCCTTCCCATTCTTGGGTTAAGCGCGTAACACGCAGCAATCTAAATATTGCGCATGTGTCATTGCAATCTTGATCGGTTAGCCTGCTGTTGGCATCAAACGCATCCATCAACACATCTGCTGCACTCACTTGCTCTAGTGCTTCTTGCGGCAAGTCCGCCGAGTTGCTCAGCAAAACAAACAACATGCCATTGTGAACACGCTTTACCCCCTTGCGCTCGCTCATACCACGATCATTTCGCACGTGATAGGTTGCGGCTGATGTCTCAGTGTCAATCCATCGCACAAACACGGCAGGCGGCGACTGCGGCAACTGTCGCGGGCTGCCGTAATAGATCGTCTGCGCACCTACCGCATTGGCAGCCACTTGCGCGGCTTGGGCGATGATCTCCGATAGTCCCATTACCTGTAGGTAGTTCTCCGCTGGTGACGCATAAGCCACGTCATTACGTCTTGCGGCAATGCGCTTTCATACGTTCGCGTGCCATCTGCAAACGCTGTTACCTGACCTGTTGCTGATCGAGTGTTTTGAATCCACCACGCCACCCGAAACAACATCCGCTTAACTGTGTTGTCTGGCGTTGCCATATAGCCCCATGTGCCAGTGATGTTCACTAAGCCATCGTTAGCGAATGACCACGCCAAACCGCTTTTTAATTTCAGTGCTGTTTTGGGCGTATCGTTGTAAGGCCATAGCAGCACATTACTAGTTGCAATCACCTCACCCGTGCCGTTGGTGATTGCAGTCACAGTTAGAAGATCAGCGTCTACACACAACAGCGACGAATCCCACGCATTGACGCTCAACTCATTGAAACTGCGCGTCAATGTCCGCGCTTCAAACCATCGGTTTGTGTAGTCCTCAATGTAGGTTTGTGCGTCAGCTAAGAAGTTGTTTACAGCGGCAAGCTGCGGCTGTGTCCAGTTCACAGATACGCCACCCGTAAACTCACTCAGCCATGCGCGGTATTCGTCTGCCGTTGCGTAAGCCATTGCAATTAGCCAGATTTGTCGGCAACGCCGCCTTTCTTTGGCTTTGGCGATGAATTTGCCACCGGCTCAGACTTGGCTTGTTCTGGCACAGACTCAACAAACGTATACGCAGCCGAGCGAGAGACAACATCTTTCAGCCAAACATCCAATGCATCAAACTCCTCGGCAGTCAAATCACGTTCCGGTACACCGTTGATCGTCGTGCCGTTATTGTTGAATTTCCACATGATGAGAATGAGAGTGAGCGCGGCTAATTCGCATTGCCGCGCTCACTGAATCAATTACTCGTGTGGCACACCGGTGATGATTTCCAATCCGGCTGCACGCTTCAGGTTGAAGTCAACGCGCATGATGGCACGCACGTATGTTTGATCGTTGCGGAAGGAGTTACCCGCTACGTTGCTGGATGCGATCTCCAACTCTTGGCGATCTCCAATCGTCCACGACGGCGCGTGCAACACTAAGACCTTTGATACCAAGTTTGGCGATGCGCCAGTCTCAGCCAACGCAGTCGTCGAAAACACCGGCAACCCCAAGCGATTTGACAAACCGCTAAACAAAGGCTCACCCCCAAGCGGAGAACCCAACGGCGCGGCAGCAGTCAGAAAATCTCCGTTTGTGCCTGCACGCTGCCACGCCGCCCGCATCAACGCTTTGGGGTTGGCAATCACGCAAATCTGGCTTGATGGGATTTTGTTCGCCAACATGCGCCCCAACGCAGCGTACACGCTGGTAAAAAAGTCGGTAGCAAACGCCGTGTTAGTTACGCCAGCCTCGACGGTAAGGCCAACCGGTTGGTTGCTTGCGCCCGTCCCAGCAAAAGCACCCACATCATGCGCCTCACCCATCGCCATTGCAAGGCCGTTGCGAACGTACGGCTCGGCGGCAGGGTTGCTATCAGCAATAAGTTCATTGCTGATCTCTGCGTATGCAGTCAACTTCTTGGCCGTCAGTGTCTTTCGACCTGTCGTTGCATCGCCCGCGCTGGTCGTGGCAGCGTTCTCGGCAGTCCATCCAGCGGTAAACGCGCCAATCGTTGGCGCATCGCAAATCTGGCTTGGCATTGGATAAATCTCAACACCTGGCAGTTTGCGGCTTACAACCGCTTGATACAGCGCCTCAATCACCGGCCTTTCATTGCTGCGATCAATGAAATGTTCACCTACGGCAGCACCGGCAACGGTGGACATGGCTTTTACGCCATAGAGAATCCCGTTTTGGGCATCAACATCCACATTTGCGGCTTGCGCAAATTTGACAAACGCCTTCACTGCGCTTTCGTCACCTTCGCTGTCATTAGCTCGGAATGCAATGCCATCCGCAGTATCGCGGAGAATGATTCTCCCGCTGAAATTGCTGCGTGCCGCTTTCACCGCCCAAGTTAACGGCATGGCCGTGCCTTTCGGACGCGCGACGTTCACCTGAAACGGTGGGCGACGAGCAGCAATGAACTTTGCCTCAAACGCCTTCGCGGCCGCGTCAATGGTCTTTGCGCGGTCAGCCGCAATCAACTCGTTGACCTGATCTTGAGTAAACGTAGCCGTGACTTCTCCTGAGACTGGCGCGGGAGTCTGAGTGACACTCTCGCCCTCCGCCTTTGCAGCGGCCTGAACCACTGCATCTACGCGCTGGTTTACCAACGCCTCTAGTTCTTTCTCATCCATTTTATTTTCTCCTATCCCACCTTGAACGACGGATACATCATCAATCGCCGCGCAATCATTTCGTCAATACGCGCTGCAATATCGCTTTCCGATTGTTCTGGTTTGGGTGTGTCTATATCGGCCTTTTGTGCCACGTCCTCGGATGCCACAATCGGCAACTCTGGCGCGGCTTGTTTTGCAAGTTGCTCGGCTTGCGTCTCTGTCTCGCTTGGCATCTCCTGCATCAATTCGTCAAGCGCCTGCTTAATTGCCAGAATGCGTTCACGATTGCGCCTCGCAAACGTTGCTCCAGCTTTTGCAGCCGCCTCGCCCAACTCGATTTCAGATTTACCTTGCTCGACCTCAATTTCGGCCGTCAACTCACTCAAAAATGCTTTTAGTGCAGGAATGGCAATTGCACGCGGGTTTATCGCGCTTTGATACGTGTCAGCATCCATCAGCGACAAAGCGCCGATAGGCCATGAGGACACATAACCAGGCTTACCCAAAATTCCCACCGGACGCACAAGATGCGCAATCGCATCACTGCTCACCCTCGCCATTCCATTCATTGCGTCAGCGTAAATCTTTTGCGCCGTCGCCTTTGCTTTATCGAGCGTGGCGCGATACCACTGCCCCGCTGCATCACGCTGCGATTTTGTCGCCCAGCCAATGCGTTCAACCTTTGGCGCACCCTGCTGATCGAAGCCGTGCCAATACACCACCGGCACAATTGGCAAATCTCCAAGATCAGTAGCAGCGTCAAATATCTGTCCTTGACGGTCTGTGCCGTGCGGCATACCGAGAAGGTCGAGCATGAGTTCGTTACCGCCAACTGCTTTTACGGCTTCGGATGTTTCTGACAAAAACATGGAAAACAAAAAAGGCGGCTGATTGCTCAGCCGCCATTAGGTCGGTCTATGTGTGTTTAAGTGATCGGTATTTTACTGCATGTATGCGAATCTACAACGCGCTCCCTCCGCCGCGTTCACCACGAATCGCGCCGACGATCAACGCGCCGATCTTCTGAGCCATGCTGCGACGATAGTTGCTGGTGCTTTGCCAAGCATCTTTGATAAAGTTTCTCGGCTTCATACCGCGCACTTGTTTAGCAAAAATCCGTCTGCCGCTATCGCTCACCCAAGACAATCTTTTAGCACGCTTTGGCACAATGGGGCTTTTGCGCGGGCCATACACGCCTGTGCCAAAAACAATCCAATCCAACAACTTTGGCGGCGTTTTACCGCGTGATGACCACGTAATACGCAACTCCATATCTTTTGTGCCGCGCCCGCCAATTTGATAGCCAAACCCGCTAGCGAATGTCCCAGTCTTTCTCGGAGAAGCCTGCTGCAAGGCTTGCACGCCTACCTGGCCGTATGCCTCAAGCACTTTTTCAGTGTCTTTGATGACCCGCTTTTGTGCTTTAGTAATCCGCCCTTTCATCTTGTCCAGATTTTTTGTCTGGATGGTGATAACGTTCGGCATTACATTGCCTCCATCTGCACGCGCACATCACTGGCGCGATGAACCACACCACCGATGTAAACCACCGGCTGGAGCTTTGTTGCCGTCACGCCGCCATGCTCACCAAATCGCGCGATCTTCTCAATGACACCTAGCGTCGCGCCGGTGGCCGCGTCTACGGCGTTCATGCCTACGAAGTCCATGATAGGCAAGCCCTTTGCCGACACACTCCACTCCCCGTACTTCGCTGTAATGGGTATCTCACGCACCGTCCCGCCCCACACTACGCACACACAGCCAATCGCCGTATTCACAGGCTCAATCATCGGCAACTCTATCGGCATATCAGCGGGGGCGTAGGCGATGGTCACATGCGGACGGTAATCGCCATGATCGTTTAAGACGTTGATGCCTGAGAATCGCAACTCCTCAACGATCTTTTTGTGAATCAGATCAAGCCCATCTACGACCACCCCTAACCACGTTGCGCCGTTCTCAAAGCGCCCGCTGCCCTTGATGCTCAGACGCAAGGGATACATTACACGGTCACACACGCGCCGAACGGCATCCTGA